AATCTGTGACGCCTGGGATGCCGAGCCGGATCGGTTATACGGTGGCCAAATGCCGCGTCCGATGGGTAGGCCAGACCGATCGACGATCGCGCGATACAGGTCAAATGCGTGCGAACGGCGGGTACTTCTGACGGCGATTGCGATGGGATACGCAGTCTGGTACGGTAGGCCGAGACCCTGACGGCAAAAAGCTGAAGATCGGTATGTCATTCGTCTCGAAACTCTCCGCCGAGCAGTGGGCAGAGGCGAGGGCGCTGTACGAGGCGGGCACCACCGCCAAGGCGATCGCCCAGCAGTTCGGCGTTGATCGTTCGTCGATCCGGCGACACGCGCAGCGTGAAGGCTGGCGCAGGCCGCGCAAGACCAAACACGCTGCCCAGCCGGCTGCGTCATCGACCGATCCGGTTCAGAGTCCTGTTGCCGCCGTTCTGAAACGGCATCGCGAGGAAGTGCATGCCGCGCGCGAGCGGCTCTACGCAGGCATCCGCGCACACAAGGAAGCGCTGACGCGGGAGCACAAGCAGTTGGCGTTCGAGGATTTGAAAGCCGCGAAAATCTCCGCCGAGACGCTCATGCTTCTCCAGCGCATGGAGCGGTTGAGTTGGGGGCTGGATCAGGTGGGTGAGAAGCCGGAGATTGTGATTGAGCGGAACTACTGACACACTCACACTGAATCGGAGGAATTTCATGTCTCACACAGACCGTGCTTCCCGGAACATCGAATTCGTGCCGATTGACCAGATCACGCCATCCGCGCGCAATGCGCGTCTCCATCCGCCCGGGCAGATCGAGAAATTGGTTGAGAGCATTCAGCGCTTCGGTTTCACTGCGCCCATCCTGCTTGACGAGCACGGCGAAATCATCGCCGGACACGGACGATTGCTCGCCGCGCGGCAGCTTGGGCTTCGCGAAGTGCCGTGCGTGCGCCTGTCGCATCTCACGCCCGAACAGGTCCGTGCCTACCGAATCCTGGACAACCGGCTCGCTGATTTGTCTGGCGGCTGGGATCTGCCGACCCTACGAACCGAGTTGGCCGAGCTGCGAGTTGAGGCCCCTGACCTCACCGCGCTTGGCTACTCAGACCGCGAACTCGCGCATGTGCTGCAAATGCCAGAAAGCGCTCTGGCTGGCCCTGCACGTCCACAGCCTCCGAAGCTAGGAGCCGATGAGGGGTTCACGATCCAACCGTTTTCCGTGCTTGACACAACGACTGAAACCTGGCGTGCGCGCCGTGAGCACTGGGAATCCATAGGCTTTAATCCGCTCGCCGGGCTGCCGGTTAATGCCACTTATAGCGCCAGCTCAATGCCAATCCGGGTGTACGAGGCGAAAGACCGTTTCAATGTACGCATGGGACGCCGCGTGCGATGGGATGAGTTCTTCTCGATGTACCCTGAGCAAAAGCAGATGACACGGACGAGCGGGTTTGACCCAGTGCTGTGCGAGTGCGTCTACCGTTGGTGGTGTCCGCCTTGCGGCACTGTACTCGACCCATTCTCAGGCGGCCCAACGCGCGGGATCATGGCTGCGGCCCTTGGGAGACGGTACGTTGGGGTGGACGTGCGATCCAAGCAGATTGAGGCCAACCGCTGCGAATGGGAACGCCTCGCTTCTGACTGGCGTGCAGCGCGACCAGCACCTGAGTGGCGGCATGGCGATAGCCGCCATCTCGCAACCATCTGTGCGGATGTGGATGCCGACTGCATCTTTTCGTCGCCACCATATCCAGGCGTGGAGCAGTACTCAGATCAAGACGATGACCTCTCGACGCTGGACTACGAGGCTTTCCGGGAAGGCTACCGCCTGTGCATCGCGCAGGCCTGCGCGCGCTTGCGCGATGACCGATTCGCTGTGTTCGTCGTGGGTGAGGGGCGTGATCGCAAAGGGCGGCTCACGCGCTTTATTTGCGACACCATTGATGCGTTTACCGCTGCTGGTCTCGAGTACTATCAGGATGCTGTACTGGTAAATGTCATTGCCAGCCTGACCGCCAGGGCCCCGCTGATCTTCAACGCCTCGCGTCGCCTCGGGCGTCGTCACCAGTGGGTGCTAGTGTTCCTGAAAGGCGACTACAAGCGTGCCACTCGCGCCCAGAGCGCCGCACATGCGGATCAGGATTCCATCGTATAGCCTGCATCATCGGCAGCTGGAGATCCTCCATGCGCCCGGGCGGTACAAGGTCGTCGCCGCTGGCCGCCGATTCGGCAAGACGATCCTGGCGCTGGAATGGCTGCTCCTAGAGCCCGGCGGCGCTCTGGACGGGCGTCCAGTGGCGTACTGCGCCCCGACCTACAAGCTCCTTATGGAGGCCTGGCGGCGCATGGAGCGCACCCTGCAACCTGTCATTGCGTCAGTCAATCGCGCTGAAATGCGGATGCAACTCATCACTGGCGGCTCCGTTGACGGTTGGACGCTCGAGGATCGCGACGCAGGCCGCGGGCGGTGCTATGCGCGCCTCGTGATCGACGAAGCGGCCCATGCGCGGTATCTACAGGAGTGTTGGGAACAGGCGCTGGCACCGACCTTGACCGATCTGCGAGGCGCCGCGTGGTTCATCTCGACCCCGCGCGGGCAGACGTACTTCCGCGACCTCTTCCGTCGTGGAGAATCGGGCGCAGCCGGCTGGCGCAGCTTTCGCGCGCCCACGTCGGCCAATCCCCACATCCCGCGCAGCGAACTCGATCTCGCACGCGCGCAATTGCCCGAGCTGGTCTATCGACAGGAATATGAGGCGGAATTCGTCGAGATGGGCGCCGGCATGGTGAAGGCAGAGATGCTCCGCGAAGGGAGTGCACCCGATGGGCTTCCGGTGGTGCTCGGTGTGGATCTGGCCATCTCCCTCCGTGAAGATGCCGACTGGACGGCGATCGCGGCGGTCTCGCATGATCCTGACAGTGGCCGACTCTACCTCCGCGAAGTGGTTCGCTTCCGCAGCACCTTCCATGCGGTTCTGTCCCAGATCGTCAGCGCAGCCGTCCGTTGGCAGGCCAGCATCGTGGCCGTGGAACAAGTTCAGTACCAGGCCGCTGTGGTGCAAGAACTTGTACGTACAACGACACTCCCCGTCCGTGGCGTCACACCGGATCGCGACAAGTTGACGCGCGCGATTCCGCTGATCGCGCGCTACGAACAGGGGCTGGTCTCTCATGACCCGTCTGGCGTGCCGGCCTGGTATCGGGACGAACTCCTGGCGTTCCCAGCCGGCGAGCACGATGATGGGGTCGATGCGGTCGTCTATGCCATGCAGGCGAGCACAAGCCTGGCAATGCCCTACGTAGGTGTGCTATAGTAGTCATCGCGATGGTGGAACTACTGAAGCGCTGGTTCGCCCGCGAGACGAAGGCCTCCGAAACGCAGGCCATCATCTTCTCCACACTGCCCTCTACCGTCTTTGCACCGCGCGATCTCCTACAGCTTGCCCGCGAAGGCTATGCCTCTTGCGCCATCGTCTATGCCTGCGTTCAGACGATCATCAAAGCCGTGGCCGGTCTGCGATGGGTGCTCTATCAGCGACAAGGCGAGCAGTGGCAAGAGCGTGAAGATCATCCGCTATTGACCCTCCTGCGCCAACCGAATCCGGACATGAGTTGGGCCGAATGGGCCGAATACGTTGTGGGCGGCCTCATGATCGGCGGCAGCGCCTTCATCGAGCGCGTTGGCCCTGGCCTGGGCGAGCAGCGGGTGGCCATGCCTCCGCGCGAACTCTGGCCGCTGCGCGCCGATCGCATGACGATCAAGCCCGGCCCTGGCCCGTCGCCTGTGTCTGCGTATGAGTACCGCTCTGGCACGCAGACTGTGACGCTGGATCCGCGCCTGGTGCTGCACGTGAGGCTCTACCACCCGGCCGATGACCTGTGGGGCCTCTCACCGCTCCAAGTTCTGGCGAGTATCGTGGATGCTGAGGTTGACGCGATCGCCTGGAACCGCACACTGATTCAACGCGGCGCGCGACCGTCTGGGGCCCTCATCACGCAGCAGCGGCTTTCCGACCAGGAGATTGCGCGCCTGCGGGCTCAAATTGAAGACCTCTACACAGGCGCCGCACAGGCAGGCCGTCCGCTGATTCTGAGCGGCGGTCTCGACTGGAAAGCGATGGGCCTCTCGCCGGTCGATCTCGACTGGCAAGGCCTCAGGAAGAAGAATGCCCTCGACATCTGCACGGTCTATGGCGTACCGCCTGAACTGATCGGCGTGAAGGAGGGCACGTACGAAAACCGCCGCGAGGCGCGCAAGGCGTTCTACACTGAAACGGTGTTGCCGCTGGCCGACAAGCTGCGTGATGAGCTGGCCACCTGGCTGCTTCCGCTCTATGGCGCCGATCAGCGGTTCCGGCTCGACTATGACCGCGATGCGATCGAGCCGCTGCAAGAAGATCGCGAACGGCTTTGGACGCGGGTGCGAGATGCGCAATGGCTCACGATCAACGAGAAGCGCTTAGCGACTGGCTATGATGAACTGCCTGGTGGCGATGTGCTGCTTGTGCCAATGTCTCAAGCGCCGCTTCAAGGCACGACGGGCGAGGGCAATGACCTGGGTCCAAGCTATCAGGAGCTGACCGTCGAGGGAGATGAGGCAGCAGGGGCAAGCGGTCCACAAGTCTGGAAACGGCAGGATCGCCGCGCCAGGCAGTGGGTGCGGCATGCCCGGGCGCTGCAGCGCATCGAGCGCGACTATGTGGCGAGTCTTCGTGCCTGGTTCCGCGAGCAGGCGCAGCATGTTGTGGCTGCGATCACGAAAGACGCCGGTGGCCCGTCGGCCTCCAAACGGTTCGAGGTCGTGATCGACTGGGTGGCCGAAACCGACCATCTCAAACGCCGATCGCGGCGCTATCTCGCCCAGGCTATCGAGGTCGCTGTCGAGCTGACGAAAGAGGATCTCGACATTCCGTTGAACGGCCCTCTTGACAAAGACCTCCGTACGGAGTATGCCTTACGTAGATTATCGCAGATCACCGACACCGTCAGGCGAGGGCTCGAGCGCGTGATCCGTGAGGCATTAGACGAGCAATGGACTCCGGCGGAGCTGGCGCAAGAGCTGCGCCAGTACTACGCAGGGCTCTCGCAGTGGCGCGCGCAGACGATCGCGCGGACGGAGTTGGGTCGCGTCTACAGTGCCGCGCGGATTGAGACCTTCCGCGAGGCGGACGTGCGTGAGATTGAGTGGCTCTCGGCGCGTGACGAGCTGGTGCGCAGGGACCCGTTCAATCATGCCATTGACGGAGAATCCGTGATCATGGGGCATCGGTTCTCCAACGGCCTGCGGTGGCCGAACGACGAAGACGGCGAGCCCGGCAATGTGATCAATTGCCGGTGCATCGTGATGCCGACTCAGTGATGCTACGTAAGCACTTTTTCTGTCAGTACCAGCACAAGGATGATGCAGGCGAAGGCCATATGATCGAGGGCCATGCCTCGATCTTCGGCATCCCTGATCAAGGCACACCGCCAGACATCATCATGCCTGGGGCATTCAAGAAGACACTCAAAGAGTGGGGCCCGCAGGGCAAGGATCGCATCCGCGTTCTCGTCCAGCATCGCACCGACCTCCTTCCCATTGGCCGACCGACCGTGCTGGAAGAGGATGCACGCGGGCTCCACTTTCTTGCCAAGATCAGCGACACGGCGATGGGCCGCGATGTGCTGACACTGATCCGCGATGGGGTGCTGCGAGACATGTCCATTGGCTTTGACCCGATTAAGGCAGATTTTGACCAGACTGCCGGCGTACGACGGATTCGCGAGGTCAGGCTATGGGAAATTAGCCCAGTGATCTGGGCCATGCACCCCATGGCGCGGATCGAAGCGGTCAAAGCCGTGCCGCGTGATGTGAGCGAACAGCTTGCCGATCGAGACACCCAGTGGGAGGCGCCCGCGCTCAGTGATTTTACGGATGAGGCTTGGGATGACCTCTCAGATCAGGAAAAGCTTGACATCGCGGGGCATTATGCGTGGTCGCCTAAATTGCCGCCCGACCGCTTCACTGATTTGAAACTCCCGCACCACGACCCGAAGACGGGCAAGGTCGTCTGGCGCGGAGTGGTCGCCGCGATGACCGCACTACTTGGCGGACGCGGTGGTGTCGAGATTCCCGCGCGTGATCGACGAGCCGTGTACCGTCACTTATCCCGTCACTACAAGCAGTTTGACGCAGAGCCACCCGCTCTGCGTGAGGCAGACCCGGACCTCGAGCAGTCCGAGGCGCACGAGCCCTCTCGGCTGTCTCACGACTCAGCCAGTCTGCATGCTGATGCACTGACAGCGGCGCTGTCAGCCGTCATGACCGATATGCAGTCACTCATGATGGAGGTGCCACATGCAGACGCAGACCGAGATCCTCGACGAATTTCACCGCACCTGGAAGTCATTCCGCGCTGAGCACGAACGATTGCTCAGCGAGCGGAAGCAGACCTCTGAGACGCTTGAGGCACACAACAAGCGTCTCGATGAGCTCGAGACCGCGCTGAATCGGATTCAGCGCGCACATGCTCCAGAGCCTAGCTCCCCATCGGTCGATCACAAAGCCGCCTTCTTCGCCTTCGTGCGAAACGGCATGAGCGCACTCACCGAGCAACAGCGCGCAGTGTTGGTGCCGACCGAAGCGAAGGCATTATCCTCGGTCAGCGGAGCGGAAGCCATGGCCCCGCCGGAGATTGCCACGGAGATCATCCGCGCGGTGGTGCAGTATTCGCCGGTCCGCGCCGTGGCGCGTGTGCGTCAGACGGCCTCGAAGACCGTCCGCTTCCCGAAGCGCACCGGGCTGCTCTCGGCGACATGGACCGCTAAGTTGGCGGATCGGCCTGTGGCCACTGGCCAGCAGTACGGCGTCGAGGAAATTCCCACCCACGAGATGACAGCGATCGTGGATGTTGCCACTGAAGACCTGGAGGATGCAGCGATCAACCTGGAAACCGAACTCGCTGCCGATGTGGCGACGCAATTCGGCGTGCTCGAAGGCAAGGCCTTCATCGCTGGCGATAGCGTAAGCGAGCCAGAGGGCCTACTGACGAACACGGCGATCGGCTATACGCCGAGCGGCGATGCGACGAAGATCACCGCCGATGGCATGATCGATTTGTTCTTCGCGCTCAAAGAGCCCTACGCGCGGCGTGGCACATGGCTCCTGCGGCGCGAGACCGTCGGGATCATCCGCCGGCTCAAGGATGGCATGGGGCAGTACTTGTGGCAGCCTGGGCTAGCAGGTGGGGCCCCAGCCACGATCCTCGATCGTCCGTACTATGAGGCGATCGACATGCCGGCGGTGGGCGCCAACGCCTTCCCGGTGCTCTTTGGGGACTTCCAGTCTGGGTACTACGTCATTGATCGTACGCAGATGATCGTACTACGTGATCCCTTCACGGTGGCGCATCAGGGCATGGTCAGGTTCGTCTTCCGGCGGCGCATCGGCGGGCAAGTCGTGCTCGCTGAGGCGATCCGGAAGCTGAAGATTGCAACCTCGTAACGGAGGTGGACTATGAAGCAGGTAAAGGGCTCATTAACGGTTGTCGATTCTATTCAGCACGATCGTGCCTCTGTGGCAGGGGCTGGGGCAGAAGTCGATCTGAGCGGCTATGATACCGCGCTCGCCGTGCTCGACGTGATTGCCCTTGGCGGCACCAGTCCGAGCGTCACCTATCAGCTGGAGCACTCGGACGATGGGACGACCTTCACTGCGGTCCCAGCCGATCAGCTGCAAGGCGCGCAGCCAGGCGCGATCACCAGTGCGCCCACGATGGTGGCGATCGGATATGTCGGGGCGAACCGCTACCTCCGGTGGCGGCTCGTCAGCATCACAGGCACTTCGCCGACCGTGACGGCCGTCGGATACGTGATCCGTGGTGCGGCACGGCATCAACCGGCAGATCAGGTGCAGGTCTAAGCCATGGCCAAGAAGCCAAAGAAGAAGACACGTAAGTAGTACCGCGTCCGTGATCAGTCCGACGCGCGAAACCAAGGTCCTGGCTGGACCGACAGAGCATCTCTATGTCACTCACCACACTCGCGGTCTGCAAGGCCTATCGCGGCATCACGGGCACCGAGCACGATGCCGAGCTCTCGCGTCTGATCCTCGCGGTCGATGGCTTCGTGCGGCAGTACTGTGGCCGCGTTCTCGAGCCGGCGACCCTGATCGAGTACTACAGCCCGGAGCCTGGGGCGACACGACTGGTCTTGCGTGAGTGGCCGGTGCAGTCCGTGGTGAGCGTGTCGGAGGATCCGCAGATGACCTTCCCGCCAACCGCCACCCTAGATGCATCTACGTATGGAGTTGATGGCCTGTCTGGCGTCATCGCACTCAAGCCAGGCCGTACGTTCCGTGGCGGTCTAAACAGCGTCCGCGTGGAGTACGTAGCTGGGTATCCCGACGGCTCATCCGAACGTTCAGCACTCCAGCAGGCGGCCACGGAGCTGGTCTGGCTGGCGCATGAGAAGGGCGACAGCGCGCTCCTTGGCCTTCAATCACGGTCTATCGGCGATGGCCGTGTCGATACGCTCAACCTGGATTGGCCAGGCGGTGTACGTGAAATCCTTGATTCCTTCAGACGTCGGAGCCTCTGATGCGGATCGCGATCAAGGTCAGCGATCAGATCAAACCGATCCTCCACAGCGCACGGCGCGAGATCATCGCCAACGTGGCGCGCGAAGTGCGGGCGATCCTGCTCGACGTGAAGCGCGCGGCGCTTCTGCGTGTCTCGAACGACGTCCTGCGCCGGCGGACTGGGAACTTAGCCCGCGCGATTGGCCGCGGACTCTTCCGAGTGCAAACACGGCCTCATGGTGTGACGGGCCTCCTGGGGGTCGGTGGTGAGGCGTACTATGCACGCTACCTGGAGTACGGCACACGGCCCTATACGATCGTCCCGCGCCGGGCCAAAGCGCTGAGCTTTACCGTCGGTGGCGAGACGATCTTTGCACGCCGTGTCCAGCACCCTGGCTTGAAGCCGCATCCGTTCTGGTTCCCGTCCTGGCGCGACGTGCTGACTGGACCACCGTCTGCGGAGACGCGGTTGCGGCTCGCAATCGAGCGAGTGTGGCATGGCCGATGAGCCACGAGACGAACAGATCGCACAAGCGATTGTCCAACGGCTCAGTAGCATCACTGCTGGCCCTACGTACTGGTACACACCAGGAGACGTTGAGCGCGACTGGCGGATGTACGATGAAGTCCGTCGGTGGCCGTGGTACGGGGTGCTGGATCGTGAGTTGGTCAGAGTGCAGGGCAGCTATCAGCAGATCGCTGTCACCGCGAGTTACACCATCGCGATCTGGGTCCGCGCGGAGAAAGATCGTCGCACAGTGCTGGCACGAGCATGCGCCGACATCATCCGCGCGATCTACACCGATGAGACCTGGAGCGGGCTAGCCATGCGCACACGGGTGACGCGCAAAGTGACCGATGACGGAGCAGCCGTGGCCCGCCCCTATGCCTATGCCGAGGTGCAGCTTGACGTGGACTACTATCTCCCCATGGGTGGCGTATGAGCTGGTTCACGGGTGAGCATGCGAGAATCTACGTATCTGGGTATGACATGACACCGTACATTCAGTCTGTGGACATCGGCACAGACTATGAGATGGGCGACGTCACTGCGCTCGGTTCGCCGATCGAGCGGCACATCCCCACCACGATCGGAGCGACGGCCTCGCTGGAAGGTATCTGGCTCGGCCCAACCGATGACCTGGAACCGCTTGTGCGCTCAGCGCTAGGGCAAGCGACGCAGCAACTATTGTTTCTGCCTGGCGGCGACGGGCACGGACAACCGGCCCGTGGGCTCGAGTCGCACTGGTCCTCGTGGGACGTGAGCGAGGAAGCCGCGGACGTGGCGCACATTTCCGCGGAGATGGAGTCTTCGACTGCGGTCGAACTCCTGAGGCTCCATCATCCCCTTGTAACCGAAGCCACCGCTGGCGCCTCACCAGGGATTCAGGACCGCATGGCGACGCTGGCGGGAGGGGTCATGTACGCGCAGGCGATGGAGATGGTGCCGTATGCGCTCACTGACAATGCTGGCAACTCCATCACCAATGAGAGCGGCGAGACGCTCTTCGAGGCCCCATATATCGACATCAACGCACAGCACGCAGACGCGGGCGCAGGATGGAGCATGGTGGCCAGCACCAGACTGACACCACGTTCTCATGCGCGCGTGCCGTGGAACGGTGTCACCAAGCGCTGGCTCCGTTGTGCATGGAGCGGGCGCTACGTATCAGCCACATTCGTAGTGGCACTAGGTCGAGCCTAAGGAGGTGTGAATCATGCCATTTCAGCCAGGATACAAAGCGGTTATCAAGATCGGCGGCGTGGATCTGAGTCCATATACGGCTTCGGTGTCGCTCAGCGGGAGCCGCGAAGCGTTGGACGTGACCACCCTGGGAAACGCGGCGAAGGTCTATATCCCGGGTCAGTCCGACGCCACGCTCTCGCTCGAAGGCCACTATGACCCTCTGGTGCAGTCGAACTTCGCGACATGGCAGGCCTCGGATACGCCCGTGTCGTGGGAGTACGGGCCACAGGGCTCAGAAGCGGGCAAACCGAAGCTGACCGGTTCGGGCATCGTGACCAGCTTCGAGCCTGGCAGCGATGCCGGTGACGTGGGCAAGTGGAGCGCGGAATTTCAGGTGACGGGGCCGATCACGGTCGGGACCTATGCCTGATAGGGGATGACCATGAGCGAGTTTTGGGATCGACTGCGTACGGCAGGTGGAGACACCAAGGTAGTGGACCTCACTCCATACGGCTGGGGCGGCGCGGTGACGATCAGGCGGTTGTGTGTCGCGGATATGGACCGCTATGTGGCGACCACCAAAGATGCGCCGCAAGACATGACGGATGCCAATCTGCGGCTCGTCCTGAAGGCCTGGGTTGCGCCTCCCCTCCCCGAGGATGCCGATGCGGTCATCCGTAGTGCGCCAGTCGGCGGCTTCTACGCCCTACTGCGTGAGGTGCTGACGTTCTCAGGGCTGACCACCGAGGGCCAGCAAGCCGCCCAAGCCTCCTTTCGCCCAGGCGCCTGACCTCCGGTTCCGGTTTGCCCTCGCCCACGAGCTGGGGATGACGGTGGCCGAGTTGTCCCATCGCATGACGGCCTACGAATACTTCCAATGGATGGCCTACTTCCGATGGAAGTCCGAGCAAGAAGAAAAGGCAATACGCAAAGCGCAAGCCAAACTACGTAGACGGCACTTTTAGATAGCCATGGCTGAAGAAGCGGTTCTCAGAGCTCGGTTCGATGCTGACATCTCCGACATGCGGGCGGCTCTTGACGAGACGATCAGCATGTTCGAGGCATTGACTGACCGTGTCGGTCTGTCTTCGAAAGCGCTCAGGGGGCTCGGCGAGGCCTTTGCCATTGGGACGGTGATTCAGCAAGTGACCTCGATGACCCTCGCCGTCGCCCAGCAGGCCGAAGAACTCACGCAGCTCGCGCAGCAGACCGGCATGAGCACGCAATCGCTTCAGCAGTGGGAAGTGATTCTCAATCGGACCGGCACGACCACGACCGAATGGGCCGTGGGCTTGCGGGCGCTGGCGAATCGCCTCGATGAAGCCCGGCAGGGATCAGAGGAAGCCTCGCGCGTCTTTCAGCGTCTCGGCATCGATGTCGCACAGGTCGGCTCGATGGACGATCTGGTCATGCAGCTTGCCGAGCGGCTCTCACAGGTCAGAGACGGAGCCGAAAAGACCGCGCTTGCGACCGACCTGCTCGGTCGTGCAGGGCAACGCCTGATTCCCGCCTTCAATGCGGGAGCCGAGGCATTGCGTGAGGCCGCGCAGCGATCGCAGGAAATGACTGTGCTCTCGACGGCACACCTTGAACGACTGACGAAGCTCGATGACGCCGTGGACGATCTCCGGATCGCCTGGAATCGGTTCACGCAGCAGGTCTCGGTTGCCGTGGCGCCTGCTCTCACCACCATCGTGCAGGGATTGACATGGGTCGTCGAGACTGGAAGCAAAGCTGTCCGCTTGTTCCGCGAAGAACTTGAAGTGCGCATTGCCGCGTTGACGACGTTGTTTGCCGCCCTCGGTGCAGTGGCACGGTCGGCGTGGGACATGATCCTCGGACGAGGCACGCTCGAAGACCTGAAGGGTCGGTTAGTGGTCATTGTCTCGCAATTCCGTGAGATGCTCACCGAGATCACTGGGGCGACGCCTACTGCGCCAGACCTGCGGAAGGCGCTTCCGACGCTGCCCTCACATGAGCAAGCCGTGCAAGCGCTGCAAGCCGAGCTGGCCGGCCTGCATGAGCGCAATGCCCTGCTCCAAGAAGATGCCAAGGCACGACAGGATTCCATCAAGTGGGCGCTGGCGCAGTATGACCTTGAATATCAACAGGGCATCAAGACTGCCGAGGAAGTCACACGCGCGCAGGAACAGGCGGCGGAGACTCAGAGGCAAATCGTCGGAGACACGATCACGAAGCAGTTCGAGCTCTATGAGCAGATGATCACTCGCGTCCGCAACACGACTGCACTCTCGACCGACGAACGCGTCAAACTGGAACGCCAACTCACTCAAGAACTCTCGCGCCTGCTCTCACAAGCGGAGAGCGAGCAAATGCGGTTGGACACCGAGCAACTCAATCGCCTGAGGCAGCGTCTGGCCGAGGAACAGCGGGCCGCCTCGGAGATTGTCCAAATGCGCCGAGACGCCACGATGCGGCAGCTTCAAGACGAGGCCGCGTTGGCCGAGGCGAGGGCTATGCACCTCAGCGCCGAGTTGAATTTGGAGAAGACGACCACTGCCAATATCACGGCGCTCTATGACGCCAGACGCGCGGCGCTCGAAGCCCAGCTTCAAGCAGAATTGGCTGATACCAGCAAGACGCTTCAGGAACAAGCGGCAATCCGTCTGCGCTATGACGCCCAGCTTATGCAGCTTCTCGCGCAAGAGCAGGAGGCGCACCGGCAAGCCCAAGCGGAGGCCTTGGCACGCGATATTGAGATGGCGCGAGCGCGCCTCGATCTGCTCAAGGCCCAGAGCGACCAAGAGTTCACATTGTTCCGTGACGTGACCGCGCTCCGCGAACAAGCGGCGAAGGTCATTGAGCTTCAGTATCAACGTGAGGTGCTGGCCGCAGAAGGCAATGTCCAGATGATCGAGGCCGCCGAGACGCGCAAACGTGCGGCCCTGATGCGTCTGCCGCAAGAGTTCCCGACGGCCTGGGAAGCCGCGCTGACGAGCTTTCAGCAAAGCTTCGTGTATGCCTGGGGCTCCGTCGTCAGTAGTTTTTCGCAAGGCCTGGCGCAGATGATCGTCTATGGGCGGATCACTTGGGAAGCCATTGGCAGGCAGATTGCCGTGTCGCTGCTCCAAATGGCGATCCAAGCCTCGATTCAGATGGTGACGCAGTGGATCGCCGGCGAGGCGGCAAGAGCCGCCGCAACCGAGGCCGCAAACGCCACAATTGCTGCATCGACCATCGCCACACAGTCGGCTGTAGCGGGAGCGGCGACGGCTTCCACAGCGACCACCGTGGCCGCTACTCAGGCGATGGGAGCCGCGGCGATTAGCACGACCATTGGCGTCTGGTCCGTGGCGCAAAGCGTCCTTCAGGCTCTTGCCACGGCGCTCAAGGCCACGGGGCCATTCGGGATGGCATGGGGCTTCGCGATCTCGGCGGCGCTGGCGGCTGGTGCTATCGCTGTCGCTCGGGCGAGCAAGGCCGCTGCGGCGCTGATGGGTGCGGCGGCATTAGGGACGTTCGCACTGACTGTTGTCCCGTTCCAGCACGGTGGCCTCGTCACAGAGCCGACGCTAGGGCTGTTGGGTGAGGCTGGGCCTGAAGCAGTCATCCCGCTCTCGTCCATGCGTAGTCTGCCTCAGGTGCCTGAATCGGTCATCCCGCGGTCGTCCATAAGTGTCTTGCCTCCGATATCGCAGACCATCGTCGTGGAGCTCGACGGCAAGGAAATCGCCCGGGCAGTGGTGGACGACCTGCCGACCGAGTTGCGCCTGCGAGGAGCGCTGCGATGAGCTGGACGGTCACAGTTGCCGGCACAACGCTCGCACCAGAAGCCGGCTCGCTCTCGATCGAGAGTGAAATCCGGCAACAATCGCGCGCTCGGTTGACGCTGATCAATCCGCCCTTCGAGCCTCAGGTGGGGCATCCCGTTACGATTGCTTGGCAGGGCACGCCCATTTTCGGCGGCACGATCGACGACATCACCGTGCACCGCGCGCACATCAAGGATCAGGTTCACTTCGAATGCCGGTGCGTGGACTGGTACCAGATTCTGCAACGGCGCGTGATGGATCGCGAGCTGACCAATGTTACGTTGGCTCAACTTATCGACCATCTGCTCGGCTATGAGATCTATGGCGAGGGCATGAGCCGTGGCGTGGTGGATACCAGTGTGGTCTTGCCGCTGGTCCGTGGCGAGCGCGTGCCGGTCGGCGATGTACTCACCGATGCCGCCGCATCCGTCGGTGCCACCGCTTATGTAGACTATGCGAAGCACATTCACTGCATCTCGACGGTCACTCCCACGCTCTCGACCGAGATCACCCAGAGTGTGGCTCTGGAGGCGCGCCCTGTGCGCGACCGCAAGGGGCTGCGCACCAAGCAGACTGTGGTTGGCCGTGGCAATGGCAGTCCGCCGACGGTGGTGACGGTGACGCGGCAGAATGACAGCGCGATTGCGCAGCGGGCAAGCATCGAGGGTGGCACCGGCTTCTATGAGGCGAAAGACGAAATTCAGCATCCGACCTCCAATGACAGCGTGGCCGTCTATCAGTTAGCTGATGCCTACGCCTGGCGTGCCCTGCGCGTCTATTCGCAGATTCAGCATCGCGTCGAGTTGCGCTTACGTGAACCGCTGGTGTTGGCCGGACAGGTCATCATGTTGGACCTTCCCGATTGGGGCATCGTGCGCAATCCCTGGTTGGTCATGCGCGCGTCGATTCGTGATTTCGGCATTCAGGGCTTGATGGTGCGCTGTGAATGCGT